TGAGTAAGATCGATAGTCCTTTGACGTTTAAGTTTGTGAAGCGAAAAGAAAGTCAGCTACGACGAGTTGAACGACTTAATGCATTAAAGACATTTGACGGTGACCGTGACTACTGGGACATGAAGGACATTGTTGCAAAGAAGCAATGTATTATTTACGGACGCGCAGTGATGTCGTATGCAGCGAGTTCTGAGAATGGCTACATGCCACACCTTGAAAACGTAGACGTATATGACTACCTAGTAGACCCTTCTGCTGGTGGAGTTGACCTTGAACGAGCGCGATTCATGGGACGCTATGGAGTTGTGAAGGATAGAGCAGAACTGAAGGCAGATAAGTCTTATATTCAAACTGAAGTGAAGGAACTCCTTGATGGACCAGGTAATGCTGGTGAGACAAGTGAGGAAAAGAACAACAAGAAGAACCGGACGTATGCTAACGAACACGACAACGCTGAGTTGGAGAACGACGACACTGACAAGTTTGTGTTCTGGGAGTGGTACGAAACGTTTGAAGGAGAACGATACTACTTGCTGTTGAATGAATCTGGTAAGGCTATTAAGGTTGAGAAATTGACTGATATCTTTAGTTCTGGTCTATGGCCGTTCTGGACGTTTTCTGCGTACCCAGACCTTACTGAGTTCTGGACACCATCGCCATGCGACTATGTACGAGAAATCATCATGGCGCAAGCGGTGAGTATCAACCAAATGTTAGACAACGCTGAGCGACGGAACAAGCCACAACGAGCAATCGACGTAGGAGCTATTAAGAACCTTGCGGAGTTGAAGTTCCGAAAGGACGGGTACATCCGTATGACACCAGGAAGCAATGTAACTTCTGCTATTAAGACTATTGAGGTGCCAGAGATTAACACACCTATTACGGTATTCCAGACGCTGGAGAGTATTAAGTCTGCAGCGAGTGGAGTAACAGCAGGCGCAAAGGGTGTAGAGGACACAGATGGACGAGCGACTATTTACGAAGGGAACCAAGCGAACGTCGCAGATCGCTTTGCGCTCTTCAACAAGTCATACGCATTTGGGTACAAGCGCTTCGCGAACCTCTACCGACATGGCGTTGATGAGAACCTAACAAAGAAAATCGCGGTAGACATTATTGGTCCTGATGGGATTGAGGTACAGGAGATTGGACGACGAGACATCTTCAGGAAGAACGATGAGTTTGCAGTTATGACAGAACAGAGTAACGCTGAGCTTACATTGAGTGAGCAGAAGAAACGAGGGCAAGGCGCATATTACTCAGCGCTACTTGGACGGCCAGAACTCGCTAACCAGAAAGTGGTTGTTGAGAAGTTGGGAATTGTTGCAGGTGTTGATGAGCAAGTGTTGCGCGAGGTACAAGACCTTGAGAACTTTGGGACAGCGAACATCCAATCAGAGGCTGCACGAGACATTGAGAGCATATTAGACGGCAAGTTTATACAGCCAAATCGTATGGCTAATACGGCTTATAAACAGCGTTTTGTTGATTATATGTTGGACCACGAAGAGGATATGGACGCAGAACAGAGTGCACGGATGTTACAATACATTCAGTCACTCGCACAGGTTGTTGTAGCAAACACCCAGCGAGCAGCACGAGAACAAGCAGCGAAGGAAGCAGAACAAATGCAGGCGGGGGCACCGGGAGCACGTAGACCACAATTACGTCAACCAGGCCCTAGTCAGCCTTTACAAGACGTAATTCAACAAAATGTCTAAGACACTATATAACCCAGAAGACTTTAAAGTAGCAGAGGAAAACAAAGAGGACTTTAAGTTGTCCGTTATAGAACGAAGTAACATGACTAACTCGTTTACTATAAAGGACATTGAGGAAAGTCAGAAAGAACTCCAGAAGATGAAGAAGGAGCTTGAGTCACAGAAAGGTCTGTGCGAAGCGACGTGCGATAACATCCTACGCAACCACAAGAAGATAGGAAAGCTCACAGCAGAAGAACAACACCACACATGGATGTACTTCGAGAACAAGAAGGTGGTTGATGACGCTATTGCGAAACTGAAAGAAGTTGACGAGACTCTTGAGAACTACGAATCTATCTCAGACATCATTTATGAAGTAGGAGGTTTTGAAAAGGGAGTGAAGTCAGAAGAACTTATCTCTATTGACCTTAAAGATTTAGAAGATGGCAAGTAAGGAACAAACATTCCTTGAGGAGCAGAAGGACCAGATCCACTCTATCAAAGCACTTGGCGACACTGACGGAGGGAAGGAGTTGGTAGCCTTGCTCGTGAAGGACGTCGTGGTTGGCGTTCACCACCTAGTTGCTGGAGCAGACCACGTTAAAACCATTGCAGAAATGAAAGCTCGTATGGAGCTTGCACAACTTATTCTGAACGCTGAGGATACTGAGAAAGAACTGGACATCCTCATCGCAGAAGCACTTAGCGAATAGCGCTTTGTGTATCACTACTTACCTTTCTCCCCGTGCGGGTAGGTAGTGGTACACACATCACTATTTCTGTGGCGTGGTATAATTAACGTACGTTTAGGACGCGGTAAAACTCCTATTGGACTGAACAATTACAATTCAGGATTTTATGTTAGATGAACACACTACTCCAGCTGCGGAGGTAAACGAGCCAGAGGAAACTGTAAATGACGACACTCAAGACGAGGTTGTTGAAGATAGTGAGGAAACTATTGGAGATCTCACCGACGAGACTGAAGATGAAGCGCCGATGAACATTCCCAAGGCTCGCCTTGATAAGGAAATTACACGACGTAAAGAACTTGAAAAACAGCTTGCTGATTTACAAGAAGCTAAGGAAGAAGGAGATGGTACTCCTGCTTCTGAATCTAAGGAATCTGACCTTGAGGCTAGACTAGCGAAGATGGAAGCGAAGGAGAAGGCTGAGAAGCTCAACGCGACACTGGAGAGTAATATAGCAAAAGCTCTTGAGAACGCACCCGAGTTTAAAGACATTATTAACATGGACGTTCTAAAGCAAATGGCTTTGAACCCTGTAAATAAAAACAAAACCTACTCACAACTTCTTGAAGATGCGTATGGCAACGCAGTCAGTGGTAAGCGCACCATTGAAACCACTACCCCTCGTGGTGGTGCCAACGACCCTAAAGTAGACATACAGAAAGCGCAGAATGACCCAGAGTATCGCCGAGAAGTACTGGCAGACCCAGGACTCCGGAAGCAGTACAACGACAATTTGCAGGACCGTATCTCGCTTTAAGTAGCACGGGGATTAACATTAAACTTAATCCCTTAATATGGCATTGACAGACTTCCGTCCGGAATTTGATAACGCGTACCAGGAAATTTTCCAGAAGACGCTTGTATCAGGACAAATCGCAAACATGCGATTCAAATCTAAACTAAAGTTTGGAGAATCAGTAGAACGAGTAGCATACGACATCTCTAACGTTGTTGTTCGAGACACAACTCGAGGCTCAGCATCTACTATCGATACAGTAACTGACAGTTCAGAACTACTTACAGTAAACATCGAAAAAGAAGCAGTATTCCACATCTCTGATGGTGAGGCTACACAAGCAGGACCACTAAACCCAGGTGAAGTTATCGGAGGTAAAATCGCTCACAAAGTTTCACAGAACCTTGACTACAAGCTCTTCTCAGAAGTTTCAAACGCGGCTAACACATTCGACAACGGTGACCTTACAACTCTAAGTTCAACAGGTACTCCAATTACTCCATCTAGTACAACTGTTCCACAGATGACTACTCGTATGGCAGCTAAATTGCGATACGCTGAAAACCAAGAAGTATCTACAAACATGGCGTTCGTAGTTGACTCATACTTGGCATCAGACATAGAGCAGTACCTAATGGGCAAGGACATCGACATCGCTGGATCAGTATTCAAGAACGGATACGCTGGTGTTGTACGAAACGCAGTAATGTATGTTTCTGAAAACCTACAAGGTGAAGTTACACAAGTTGTTGACGTAGCTACAGCTGACGAAACTGTAACTATCAACGGTGTTACTTTCACAGCGAAGGCAACTCCATCTACAGCAGGTGAATTTGACATCGCAGGTTCAGTAGACGCACAAGGTGCAATCATGGCTAACATGATTAACGGAGCAGCTACAGGACAGGACTCAGCTACAGGATACTTTGAAGTATCAGCTGCAGACCGAGCAATCCTTACTAACGCAGAAGTTGAAGCTACATATGTAGACGCAACTGACACTCTTACTATCACAGCAGCAGGACGAATCATTTTCTCTACTACAATGAGTGGTACAGTTACAAAATGGCTGAACTGTTACTTCGGTAAGAAAGGTGCTATCGATATGGTTGTACAAGACCTATCACCAGTTGATATGCGACCTACAGATGACCGACGAGGTACAAACGTATTCTCTTCATACCTAGCAGGAATCCGCACATTTACTGATGGATCTAAGAAGTTCCTCAACGTAAAGATTCTTGTAGCATAATCTACGACTCTCTACTCTGCCCCTTTATTGGGGTGGGGATAGGAAGTGGTATAATATAGGCATGACAAAACTTGAAATTATAACAAAAGCTCAGTTGTACCTTGATGATTCTTCGGAATTGTCTACCAGCGAGTTCAGTGACCTCTTTGATAA